AGCTTCGGGTTTCTACCTACCATCCAAGCGGGCAGCAAGTAGCTAGCGAACTCGGACTTCGTATGTCTTGGTGGCATGTTTATAATCAGCCTTTTAATTTTGCCTTCTGCTATCTGATTAAATTTTTCAGCAACAATCTTGTGATGTGATCCTTCAACAAAGTCTGGCCAGACATGTTTTACAAACTTCATGAAGTCGTCTCTAATACCAGCCTCTTTCTTTTTTTCAGCGTGCTGAAGATAGGTCTTCATGAACTCTTTTCTTACATCGGGTGGTAATCTTTTTATCTTTTCTAAATCTATTTTCATTTCAAAAAATTTTTCTGCAAAATTTTTTAGGATTAATTTTGAAACCTAGCAAGTATTTTCTTGTTATAATTATACAAAACTTGGCATAAAGGGTATATATCTGGGACCCCTACAACCTATACGTTAATTACATTATTTTATTTATTAAGATTTTGCAATGGCTTTGGTACCTCTATACGCGACGCCCGCAGGGCGTCGCGTATGTTAATTATATTTTTTTATAACAAACTGTTGTGCCAGTAATATAATCGCCTGGTATATTTACATGGCCCGTTCTATTCATCCATCTGAACCACGCATTAGTTGCGCGTAGGTTTTTGACGGGGCTATTAAACTTACCCTCCTCATCAATCCATATATCAAACGTCCTGTTCGATACAGACTTGTCATAGCCCGATACACGCTCCACCAACCTACAGCCAATTAATTCATATAACTGTTTTAATGTTGGTTTAGCTGGCGCCTCAAATACTAACTCTGTATTATCCTCGTCAGCTTTCCAAACGTGAACTTTGTATTTTGGTTTTTTCTTTTCCATATATATGTCCTTTCTATGTCCTATACTATCCTATTACCTATTCATTGTCAACCCTATCTTCATCTCTCCTTAACCAATTATTTGCGCTTAGATGATACGTATGCTCACTAAGCTTACGCTCGCGATTAAATGTAATTGGTCGTTGGTTCACGATGTTTGCTACGTTGGCATTAATCCAATCATTCTGACAGCCATTAGTACAGAAGATTGTAAATGGTCTGTAACCATGAGACATGTCAAAGTATGCATTACGTCCTCGAAGTCTTTTAGACTTTTTATTAAATCGGTCCTTGGTTACTACGTTATGGCAGTTCGGACCTTGGCATGGATATTTCATGATGATTTATACCCCATGTAACCAAGAACTAATATCCCACCAACTAAAATAATGGAAAGCCCAAGAGGGCTTTCCACAAATATAATACTTAATAGTTCAATCATACTCTCTCCTTAATTGTCATCGCCCAAGTTGCTTGTCTCCAACCATCTGCGTCTAAGTCGTAATAAATGAAACAAGGCTTTCCCTCTTTAGATACATAATATTTTCCATTTGTATCTGTGTTTGGTTTAGTCCACGTACCTTTTCTAGTTATAAACTTATCATGTTTTTTTGCAAAATAAGTTACGTAAAAGTTTTGTGGTATTTTTATTTCTGTATTTGCTTTCATTATGTCCTTTCTGTTTATAGGGGATATTATATAGGAATATCCCCTATATGTCAAGTGTTAATTAACGCTTTGTTTTTCGTATTCTATTCTTGCTTTGATTTTATCTTCTCTCGATACGTTTTTGTTTTTCATACCTTTGATTAGACTTGCAAGATTGCTTGGGTTGTAGATTGTTAGACCAGTAGAATTTGTTTTAATTAATTCTGCCTCGTCAACATGAATACCAAGTTCAGTTGCTAACTCAATACCCTCGCTCAGGTATCGATATGCTTTCAATCCAATTTTTAATTGGTCGAATTGTTTTTGCAAACTATCAATCCAAGTTTGGTGAGTTGATACAACATTAGCTTTCGCCTGACGCCACGCTAAAAAGATAGTGTACTCATCTTTAGTACAAGCTATCGCTCTACTTCTACAATGGCTAGTTCCAATAACATCAAGTAAAAATGATTTATCATACTTTGAAGTTATACCAGTATGGTCATCATATTTACCTTTACCTAGAAACTTATTATTAGCGTCTATGTGTTTGGTTTTATGTGGATTGCTGTCCTTACCATTTTGCTGTGCTATAATATCGGGATTACAACCATTTGCTTTTAGTTCTTCCCTATAATATGCGTGGGCAAATTGTTCAGCTTCCTCGCCACTACCATACTCATTACCATTTAGATTGCCATACAATCCAAAGTCAAAGTGTGAAGAAGTTTCTTTTTCTTCTCCCTCTTCATCAACATCTTCGGAGTGTGCAAAGTAAAAGCATTTATCTTTAGCAACAACATCACAAGGGTCGCCATACTTCTTTTTAAAATGACGTAAAGTATTTACATCATCAGTAGGGTAAGACCTTTCCACTACTTGCTTTGCAAGTGTGTGAGTTGACGTTTGCATTTTATTAAAAAGTTCTCGACTTTCCATAAATGCTTGACGTTCCTGAGTATCTTCTTTTTCAAAAACATCTTTAATTTTATTAAAGAGTTTGTTTCGATACTCGGTGTTCATACGTATTTTTGACATTATGTCCTTTCTGTTAGTTATTAATATTTATAGGTTTATCCTATTGACAAACCTTTGTCAAGTGTTTATATAGAGTTAGGAACATGCAACTAGAAAACCAAGTGGATGAACAGGAAAAAAGCAAAGCTTAACTTCCTAATTAATCGCACTACCTCTAGTTGCAGTCCTTTCAGGTTTGAAGGCGCTTGGAGTGAGGGATTTAAACTCTATAGCATGGGTCGAGAGACAATCGGTCTGAGCATTTACGAAGGGCCCTGTGTGATGCTCCGCCCACGCGCACCTGCGCCCTTGAGCCCTGATCCGATCGTTATGTAAGGTTAAAACCTTCACCCTGCAGGGTTGTTCGGATCTGGGGTCAAGCGATCGACTAGCGACGGTTAGTGAAAAATGTATACACTCTGTCGCTTGGCCAGAAAGCAGGAGATATGGAATTAATAATAATTATAATAATAATCGCGGCAGCAATTTTCGGGACCTGGGCCATGCTGGATGGATAAAAAAATTCAGCCCGGCACGGGCCGAGCTTCAAGCGGCAAGCTGCAAGCGCCAAGCCAAAGCTTGACAGATCCTGCAATACAGGATATTATAGGACAAAACAGAAAGGATAACATGAGAAAAACAATAAAAATATCAGAAGCAGTCGAGCGTATGATCACTGCAATCAATATCGTGACGGGGGACGACGGCCAAAGATCTAAGAGAGCTGTAGTTACTTTCCTGGAACTTTTAAAAATGGAGGATAAAGACTATGCTAAACAGCAACAGTACTACGGTTAAGAAGAGCGAGACCTGTGGTGAGCAGCTCAGGCGCATGTGCGTAAACATTGCAGACAGCATCACCAGCCCAGATGAGCAGTCAGCTGGCGAATGGATGGAAGGTACGTACGACATCCGGTATCTGGTGAGCCATGACAAAAAATTTCTTGGTGCCGAGATCCTGTGTGCTGGAGGTGGCCCGACGATATGGGTCGACACCTGGGACCAAGAGGTCAAAGGATACTGGGGCGGGGACCGTGTGACCATCGGCTTCTGTGATAACCTGGGTCTAGCTGATTATTGCGAGGAGATGTATGGATACTGAAGTATCCATACTTGCTCGTCTCCCGGACGAGCAACAAGCTGCAAGCCGCAAGCGACAAGCGAAAAAATTTGACATGAAGGACTTTATAGGATATATTGTATGTATGCAGGCAAGGTCTGCAGCTCAATGCGAGCAACCAGGATCTGGTAGCTACACCATGATAAAGCCGGGATTGCAGGTGGGGCCCGGGCTACCTAGTTCCCTGGTCCTTTTTTTTATTCAGGGCGGCAAGCTGCAAGCCACAAGCAGCAAGCGGCAAGCCCCGAGCGGCAAGCTTCAAGCCGCAAGCCACGAGCGGCAAGCTCCCTAATATCTTTTCCCTCGTAAAGTTTCCAGAGACTAGTGTCGAGAGACTTTACCAAGATAAATGTATTCTTAGGATGTTGCACATGAAACGCAATTTGGTGTGGTGAGAAGCGTATTTTATTACTGCGTGTTACCTTCAGCTCAACTGTAAAAAAATGTTGGTGTTCGTTATATCCAAGCACATCAGGAAGCCCTGGAACTGCCAAATTTTCGATACGATTCCAACATATTGTTGGCGTATTTTTCTTCAATTCTAGCCACAATTTCCTCTCGGGTTTCAACGTAACTACAGCTTTTTAATTACCTTACCCATATGCCATTGTGTAGGCTCTATGGTGCC